TTAAGTCTGCGCCAGTAATTTTCTTGCGTGGTGGAGCCACTGCGGCTAACTTTTTTTGCTTTGGGCTATACTTAGAATACGGCATTAAGACTTCACCTGCTTTTCCCATTCATAACACTTAACCTGCATGATTGTATACGTTGGATATTTCATCTGCAAAGATGGAACTCCGTTCTGCATAAAATCAGCAATGCATTCATTCTCGCTTGCATACGCAGGGCCACCGACTGCAAAGCAGTAATTCTGAGCACACAAGAGAACAAACGCGGTAAACATTACATCACTTCTTTACTTTCTTCTTAGCTGTCTTAGCAGCCTTCTTAAATGCTGCAGCAGTTGGCGCACCTTTTGCACCAGCTTTGCGCATCTTTTCTCCAGAGCCTGCTGCAATTCTCTTACGCTTTCGGTGAATATTTGCATAGAGACCCTTTGCCATTACTTCTTAGCCTTAGCCATGCATTTACCCTTACGCTTACACGCCATAGGTGTTGGGCAACCCTTACATGGCTTAAAACCAGCTTTGCTTCCCATTTTCTTTCCATACGCCATAGCTAACTCCTTTTGCTGCAAACGTATCACATTACGCTATTCCACGCAAATTCCTTCTAATTTCACCCCGCCAGCTAGAGAATGACCCAGACAAAGCCGTTGCAGCATCAGAAGCCATCGTCAAACACAGCGCATCAGCTAAGTCAGGCGAAGCCAAGCCGCGCTTGCGCATCTCATCCTTACTTTCAGCTTTCATTTTGCCTGAACTGGTAAAGCTATAACGAATGCTGGTTAGCTCTGCGACAAGCTGGTCATTCTTCGGTAGCTTACAAGAACGATCCTCAAGCCAACCCTTCGTCTTAAACCAAAGCTCGCTTCTAAGGTTTAGGTAGGTATCGCCCATAGATGGGCTTTCAGCAACATTCACGCCGCGCACAGGTAGGCCAATCTCACGTAGGCGGTCAACCACACCTGAGCCTACGCCAATGCTATCGACAAGTATCTCTTTGGGCTGTCTGCTTGGCGGCAATCCTTCATACTCAGCAACAACACGACCTACAGTCTGCATCAAGTCCAGCCCAGACCAAGCTCTAAGCTCAGTCACAATCGGACCCTGACGCTTACACAGCGCAGTCTTATCCTGCCCAAAGCGCGCTACGTCCAAACCCCAGACCGATTTGGTATCCTCATCAATCTGCACATCGCGGTGCGTGGCATTCTCCACAAGATGAAATGGGATAATCGTGTCATCGTCAGCAAGCGGAAACTCGCCCAGCACACGAATACGAAACGCATTGCTTTCCTCGCCATACCGCAAGCGCATCTCTTCAACAAACTCATCGCTCACCAAGGGACTATCCACGCATGACCAGCGGCGCGTCCACCAGCTATCTGCCATGCGCGTCTGGCTTTCGAAAAACGTACCGCTACTCCGCGTGGGGTTGCTCAGCATAATTGTCGTCGCGTTATGGCCCGACATAGAGCCAGCCGCAGCCTCAAATACCTGCTCAGGTACACCAGAAGCCTCATCCACAACCAACATAACATGCTCAGAGTGAACACCAGCCAAGGCTTCAGGCGTTTCTGCGCGTGACGTTCTAGCAGATATAAACATCTCAGCAGGCGCAGAAGTGTGCTCAACGCGATCCGACTTTACGTTAAGTATGCTCTGCAACCCTTCAGGCAACTCGTTTATCCAACGCTTTAGCTCTGCAAACAGCGCATCAAAAAGCTGACTAGAAGTTGGCGCAGTTACAACAACTTTATTTGGGTAATGCATCAAAAAATACCATAGCATTGCCCACGATGCTGCTGTAGACTTGCCAGTACCATGACCAGACCGAATGCTAATCTTGCGTTCGCCAGACGCAATCGCTTCCAGAAATTCTGCCTGATACGGCAGTGGTTCTACCTCAAGCACCTCGCGCACAAATAAAGCAGGCTTCTTGCCGTACCGCTGCACAAACTCAAGCATAGTATTTTCTGCGACATTACTCATGGTCAATCACCTTAACCTTACGCAGCGCGTCTAAATGAAAGTCACCGATATTAATGTTGATTTGCTGCTGGTTGCGCCCACCGTAGCGCTCAGGGTTCCAATTAGACGCAGCGAGGTTATGCTGCCCGACTTTCTGCTTGAGCAACCCAAGATCAACTTGATTCACGTTAGCCTCACTAACATCACGCGTATGGTTTTCATCCAGCGCCTCAAAAATCTCTCTCTGTCTGCGCTCAGACACCTCTGAAATCAACTCAAAAGCCTGCTCAAAATGCGCATCTGCAGCATCTCTACGGGCGCTATCTACAGCAGCAGAAAGCTCTGCGTCAGACAAAATAAGGTTGCGCAGGGTTCCGCTGTGTATTTCCATTTTTTGCGCTAAGGCTTTGATTGATTTTCCCTCAAGCAACCACTCCCGCAAAAAATCAGCGCCACCCATTTGCCTAATTTCAGCTAAACGCTTCTTCTGCAATGACCTGCCAGCCATACCAAATCCTTCTGTGATTTTTCGTAAATTTTAACATGATACCACAATAAAGCAATACGTGGGGTGAGGGGGGGGTGCTACAGGAAGGAAATGGGTTGCGCCACAGGGAGGGAAGGCACATCACGAGGTAGCACCCCTGCGAATTGTATAACACGAATTTTTCTGTGTGGGAATGTATAATAATAATAGGGGTAGGGGTGGGGGCCAGACGGGGGGGGTCACAGCGAAACTGGACCTAAACCAAGGCGAAAACTGGCTATATTAAGCATAATTTAACATAATACACATTATCAGTAATTTTTATTGAGCAATATCAATAGGTTAATGAATTGGATAATATTATGTTAAATCTGATAATGCCAGTTTGCCACACTGGATAAGTCCAGTATTGCTTTTGTTGTGCTTTGGTAGTACTCGCGCGCGTCCGTGTGCGACTGGTGCATTGCTGTGCGTTGCGCTGGTTTTGTGACGTTACGTCACTTTGGTTTTTGCTTGTTGCATTGGTATTCGCTTGGTATTACATTGGTATCAGAAGCAATGGAAAGGATACATAATGGAAGCGATCCAAGGCAAAGCATTCAAGGTCTACGCTGGGAAGTACATCTACGCCAACTGGACTATTGAATTTATGCCAGAGGAAAACCACTGGCTAATGTTCCCGCCTAATGAGCAAGGCGCGACAGATGCAGCGCAAACCTTGCGCGATGCAAAAGCAATGATTGATTACTGGAAAGGATAAGAACCATGACAAACCAAATCGAGGTTAAAATCGGACAATCATGCAATGGCTACCACGGCCTAATTGAGCAGCCAAAATACAAGGGATTAGACGTCCGCGTATTTGAGATGCTGGATGACGGATCGGTAGTGTACCGCCATTTTGACGAATGGTTTTCGTTTGGCGAACGCGCCAGAACATACGGAACACCATTCAAGGCTGATGCATTTTGCATATGCTAATAATGAGAGAGGATTGAGACAATGCAAAATGAATACGTTATTTGGGGATTAACTGCAGATCAAGTTGTGGAATTAGATTTGAATGAGCAGCCACTCTACACCAAAGCAAAGAGCATGCGCGAAGCACATAAGGTCATGCGCATACTGGCAGAAAAGCACAACTGCCACGCAATGCGCGTCCAAGTGATCGACGGCACAATACCAGATTTTGCAGCAGCTATTGCAAAGTGACGCCACGTAACAATAGACAAGGTATCGCTTTGCTTTCATAGTGATACCACAACACAACATAAGGAAATGAGACAATGCTACTAAGAATGACCACAATAGATTTTAGCACTGCAAACATCATCGTTGATTTTGGGGATGATTGTTATGCAGTCCAACATCCAAATGGAAACGTGGGTATTTATGCAAAAGACGAAGATGATCTACTGCAGATCAGTGATCGCCTAATCCGCAACCCAAATAAAACTGGCGAACAAATCGCAAGGGAAATGTGGGGCAAATAATCCCCACAGCACAACATAAGGAATGAGACAATGACAAACTATATCGCAATAGCACATGACATTAAACGTAAAACAGACGCAAGCGATCCCGTAGAGATACGCGAGGCAGTCGCAATGCTTGCGCCATGCAAGATGTCAGATGG